GAGCGTGACAATTATAAAACCCAGCTCGATACAGTGAATACAAAACTGGAGGAGTTTGAAGGCGTTGACGTGAAGGATCTGCAGGGACAGATCACAAAGCTTCAGGGAGATCTGAAAGCAAAAGAGGATGAATATGCGGCAAAAGAAGCAGAACGTGTATTTACGGATTCCGTTAAGACAGCAATCAAAGCTGCCGGGGGAAGAAATGAAAAGGCAGTTATTGCAATGCTTGATATGGAATCTCTGAAAGGGTCAAAGAATCAGTCGGAAGATATCAAGAAAGCATTGGAAGATGTGAAGAAATCAGACGGATATCTTTTCGGTGCAAATGAACCTATCAACAACCAAGTCGGAAGTCTTGGCGGCGGCAGTGGAACAGATGCAGACAGTATGGTTTCACTACGTGCAGCTATGGGATTGCCGGAGAAGAACTAAAAAGAGAAGAGGAGAAATGAAATGTCGAATACAATCACATTAAGGAAGCAGTACTCAACACTTTTGGATGAGGTGTATAAATTATCATCCCTGACCTCAGTTTTGGATGGACCAAACGAAATGGTAAAGCAGGGAGCAAATGCAAATGAGATCCTGATCCCGAAAATGGACATGGATGGACTTGCAAATTACGACAAGGCAGCCGGATACGAGGAAGGCGGCGTAACGCTGGACTATGAGACAAAGAAGTGTTCTTATGACAGAGGACGTATGTTCACCGTGGATGCTATGGATAACATTGAATCTGCAGGGCTTGCATTTGGAAGATTATCCAGTGAGTTCCTGAGAACAAAGGTTGTTCCTGAAATTGATGCATGGAGGATTGCATCATATGCACAGATTTCCGAAGTCACAACTGTAAACGAAGATTTATCAACAGGAAAAGCAGCTCTTGCAGCTGTTCGTGCGGCAAGAACAGCGATCGAAGATTCAGAAGCCAATCTTGCAACGTGCTATCTGTTTATCAGCCCGACACTTGCCGGAATGATTGATGATCTCGACACTACAGCATCAAAGAAAGCAATGGAAGGATTTGCCGGAATTGTAAAAGTTCCGAGAAGCAGATTTTTCAGCAAGATCGGACTTACAGCTAAAGGAGCAGGCGGCTTTACAAAGGCGGCAGGTGCATTGGATATGAATTTTATGGTTTTGGACAAGCAGGCACTGATCCAGTATCAGAAGCATACCGTATCAAAGATTATCGCTCCTGATCAGAATCAGAATGCTGATGCATGGAAATTCGGATACCGTACAGTAGGTATTGCTGAATGCAAGGATAATAAGAAATCAGGAATCTATGTTCACACCGTAAAAGGAGCATGATATGGAAGTAACGTATACGTATTATTTGGATGTATATGGAGGCAATATGATCCCGGAAAGCCGGTGGCAGTCACTTGAACTGAAAGTAAGAGCGAGACTGAACCATTACACATTCAACAGGATGGAATCCGGTGCATGGATGGCAGAAGCAAAGGCAGCCTTATGTGAAATGTGTGAAGCTCTTTTTCAGGAAAACGAAAGAGGCGGAAAGACATCCGAAAATACGGACGGTTATTCTGTTGGAT